CACTCCGACAAGCCGCATTGTGTTTACAAACGCTGGCAAGTATTACGTTCACTTCACTGCACAACTAAACTCAGCGTCATCGAACGCAAAGACATTCTGGTTCTGGCCACGGGTGAATGGGACAGATATCACTGGGTCAACAATGCGTATCACGCTGCATGACAATGGCGAGGCAAAAACTATCGCCAGGGCAGCAATCTTTGAGGTCAGCGCGGGCGATTATCTAGAAGCGATGTTTGCGGTTGACAGCCTTGATACTTCACTTGAAGCGTATCCAGCTGAGACATTTTGCCCAGCAGTGCCATCAGTTACTTTAATGGTGAAGAGCGTATGACGGCAGTGACAGAGTCTTCACTGTTAGTTCAAGAGATCGAACGGTGTCTACCCTGGATCGCTGACGCACTAGAATACAGCGGAGGTACACATACTCCTGTTGATGTTGCAGAAGGCATACTCAAGGGCACTATGCAGCTTTGGCCGGGACCGGAAGCATGTGCAGTCACAGAGATAGTGGTGTATCCTAATAAGCAAGTTTTACATGTTTTTCTGGCTGCTGGAAAAATGGAAGGCATAGTAGATATGCANAAGTCAGCAGAGGAGTGGGGAAAGCTCCANGGCTGCACGGCAATGACGATAGCAGGCAGGAAAGGATGGGCCAGGGTCTTNAAAGACGTTGGTTANNAAGAAAAATTTGTGACGTTAGCCAAGGAGTTAACATGAGTGGCGGNAAAGGCGGCAGCACGACTTCAGCGCAAAAGATCCCTGAGTACATCGAGGACGCATCTAAGCGCAACATTGCGCGAGCAGAACAGGCACAGCAGCTAGGATACCAGCCTTACTATGGCCTGGATGTAGCAGCATTCAATCCTACTCAGCAGCTCGCAGCACAGCAGAACATCAACACAGCCCAGGCATTCGGAATGGCTCCCCAGGGGATGCAAGCGTTCCAGGGAATGCCACAGGCCCAGGAACAGGGCGGCATGTTTGGTTATTCATCCGCACCAATGTTTGAGCAAGCTGTCGCAGCAGCGCAGCAGGCGGATCCAACCCAGGCACAAATCTATGGCTCACTATTCGGCCAAGATCAAGGATATGGAGCATAACGATGGCTGGAGCAGCACCAGGCGGAATGACCGCTAACCCAATGCAACAGGCCTCACTTGCACAGCAAGGAGCTTTGGCCGGTACGGTAGGCGCGGGCACAACCAACATCGGGACCATTGCTGGCTCTGATATCGGTCAATACCAGAATCCGTACACGCAGCAAGTAATCGATGCGAATACTGCAGACATTATGCGTGGCGCGACAATGGGCATGAACCAGCTCGATTATCAGGCAGGCCGCGCAGGGGCATTTGGTGGATCTCGCCACGGTGTCGCCATGTCAGAGCTTGGACGCGGTGTTGCAGAACAGATCGGCCAGCAGTCAGCTGCATTACGTCAGGCTGGATTCCAGCAGGCACAACAGGCAGCGCAGTCAGATATCCAGAATCGGCTTTCCCAGGCAAACCTTGGTTTAGGTGCTTCACAACAGCTTGGTGCTCTTGGTCAAACATCATTCCAAACCGGACGCACAATCCAGCAGGATCTCGCGCAGCAGGGTGCTATGCAGCAGGCAATGCAGCAGGCACTGATCGATGCAGCGAAAGCTCAATACGCTGGTTACACAGGTGCACCAGCAGCAGGCCTTGGATATACGGTCCAGGCACTTGGTGCAGCACCAACCCCAGTCACCACTACACAGTCACGCCAGCCTGGTCTATTCGATTACCTGACCCTGGCAGCAACAGGCGCGTCTGGCACTAACTTTGGGACTTAACCATGTACAGCATCATGGAAGCAGTAGAGGCCGCGCAAAGACGCACAGAAGAGCGTGATCGTTTAAATCAACAGCGTTCACCATTTCTGCCTGTAGTGCAGCCGATCGCAGAGCCAATGGTGCAGATGGATATGGGTGGGGGCGATGGGCCTGGTATCCAGGACACCCGCACACAACATCAGATGTACCAAGACGCTATCGATGCCAATCAATATGTCGGAGCGATTCCGGTAGTTGGCCCAATTATTGGAATGCTGAATGATGCATTCATTGAGGACTATGAAGCCAAGAATCCAAACATGGTTGTAGGCGGCCCAAACAAGTTTTCAACAATCGGCAAGATTAAAGGCAAAGGCCTGACGGTAGAAGAGCAACTGCAGGCAAAGCAGGATGGTATTGGTCTAGGCAAGATGCTTGGTTTTGGAGATCAAAAGCCAGGAGGCGGGGCACAACCTGGATACTCACTGCTCGATAGAGTATTTGGCACAACCCCAATGAATGTCGCAAAAGAAGGTGACTACATTGGTGTATTCCCTGGCGGGGGCGATGGTGGCGGAAGCGAAGGCGGCCCTATCGGTGGATACGAACAGGAAGACCTCTCATTCGATTCTTTCGCAGGACCAACAGGGTACGCATAATGAACAAGATGATGACAATGTTAGATTTCCTGGGTATGACCGATGAGGAAGGCCAGGTAGACAACAAGCAAGTGCAAAACAGCATGAAGATGATGGCGGAGCAGGCTGCTAAAATGTCGCAGTTTGAGCAGCCAAATATGCAGCTCATGCAGCAGCCAAATCCTATGGCTGGTATGGATCCTCGATCAGTGGTGCGTGAAGGCGAGATAAACCCATACGCCCCTGTCAATTACATGGACCCAAGGTCTGTAGTGCGCGAAGGTGAGATGGGCGGCCCTGTAATGAGAGAGGGCCAAATGAACATGATGCAGCAATATGCTCCACAGAACATGAGCATGCAGCAGATTATGACTATGCTGAAGAGAGCTGGTTACTAGGAGTTAAAATGGCCTTACGTCCTCGCACACAACAAGTCGTCAGCATCGTTGATGAGCTCATGAGGCAGTCTGGGACGAGTCCTGCGACTGCACCAATGATGAGCCCTATTGTTCAATCAGTCCCTTCTGGGCCTTATCAGCCAGGGCAGATAGGACAATTAGTTCCAAGAGTGGAGCCAGTAGCGTCAGATCCAACTCCAAGAGCGTTAGGTGCAGAGGGTGAGTCTGCTATTGCAGTAATGGACACTCCTCCTGATTTAAGAGAGCGCGAGGCTGGGGAAGCGCAAATGCGTGATCTAGGCGGCAAGGCTACGCAAGCTGCTTTGTTAGAGGCTAAGACCCCTGAGCTAAAGACAGATCCTACGTTCCAGGACCGTATCAAAGGATTCTTTGGTGATCGTGGAAACATGCTACGCCTGGCACTAGCGTTTAACTCATTACGAACAACTCCAGACCAGGGCCTAGCGACAATGCTTGCAAATGAGCTTAAAGACTTATCTGCAAGAGGAAGGGCAGCAGAGTCTGCCAATAAGACCGTTGCTGCATTGAGGCAGATTGGCACTAAAGAAGCTCTACAAGCAGCTGACATGATTGAAGCCAACCCTACCCTAGCAAAAGAAATTTACAGCGAATACGCAGCCACTCAATTAAAGATGCCATCTGAGCAGCGCAAAGGCGAGGGCGATATCCGCAAAGAGTTTACTGGCAACGCTGAAGTTAAAGATTTTGGTAAGCAAGCATCTGCGTTCGGGCGAGTCGTTTCTTCAGCCCAAGATCCATCAGCTGCTGGTGACCTGGCATTGATCTTTAACTACATGAAGGTTCTTGATCCAGGATCGACTGTTCGGGAAGGCGAATTTGCAACAGCGCAAAACGCTGCTGGCATAGAGGGAAGACTCAGAAGTCTGTACAACAATGTGTTAGAAGGTACGCGACTCAACGATATTCAGCGTGAAGATTTTGTGAATCGCGCAAGAATGCTTTTCCAGGGCGCGGAGAGCGGATACCAAGGTATTAGAGATCAATACATCGATATTGCCGGTCAATACGGTTACGACACTGATCGTGCTGTCCCTGACCTATACCAAGAGTCATCGAGCCTGGCTAACCCACAGATAAGTTTCGATCAACTTCCAGAAGATACAAAAGCTCGATTCGGTGATGCTGAATCATGGAATAGACACTTCCAAAATCTGCCATACCTTGAGCAATTAAAACTAATGAGGTTGTTGTAATGTCTGAGTTTGATAAAGCTGTCGGAGCGCAGTTAGGTGAAGGCCAGCAAGATTTAGTTTCTGCGCCTCCAGCTGAATCACAAATGCTAAGGACGGCTGCCCAAGGATTATTGCTGGGTTGGGCTGATGAGTTAGAGGCTGGTGTTCGTTCTATGGTTTTCGAGGACCGGCCTTACGAAGAGATTCGGAATGAGATTCGGCAAAAAGTATCTGCGTACCAGGAGCAGAATCCTGGTGAAGCGTTAACAATGGAAGCACTTGGTGCTATCGCTCCAACAGCAGCAGCGTTTTTGATCCCAGGCGGACAGCCAGCGGCAGCAGCAAACACAGCTAGAATCGCAAGCGGAATAGGAAGTCTTGCAAAAAGAGGGTTCGCTGAAGGTGCAGTGACTGGGGCAGGCCAGTCAGAAGCCGATACAGTTTTGGGTGTCACAGGTGATGCGGCAACTGGTGGTGTCACTGGTGCAGTAATCTCTCCTGTTATGGGTGCAGCGGGTAATGTCATTAAGGGCAAGGCAAGCAGCGTGATGAATTGGTTGCGGTCAAACGTGGGTCAGCGTCCTAGCGATGCTGCGATGGCGGAGCTAAAACGCCTTGCAGATGCTACAGGTGATAGCGTTGATCAAATTGTCCAAGATATCCAGGACGGCAAAATACTGGCAGAAAACAGAACTCTTGCAGCAGCTGTCAGGGCCATTAAATCCAAAGGCCCTCAAGAAGCTGGCACTGCACCATCTAACATTGATACCACATTGCGGCAGCGAGCAAAGGAAACATCTGCGCGTGCCGGTGAAGCAGCAGAGCGGGCGTTAATGCCAGGCGCGTCATCAAGAAATGTATTCCAGTCCATTAAGGCATCAGACGATGCTTTGAAAGCAGCAGAAAGGCGCGGATACCAGGATGTATTTGGCGCGAACCCTGAAGTCTCTCCAAACATTGCTACATCCTTAGAAGAGCTTGCAAGAAGGTTCCCTAAACTTGCCGATGAATTAAACCAGGGATACCGGGAAAACAACCTGGTCCCACTGTTCGCTCCAGGGCGATCTGGGACATTGAATCTGCAGCGCGTACCAACATTGGAAGACGCTGAAGTGTTCTATCGTTTAATGCGCGATGAAGGCAATGCACGTTGGATGGCGGGTAAAGGACAAACAGCAGAGCCTCTTACAAATGCAATGGGCATATTTAAGGGGCAGCTGGACCAAACCTATCCTGCGCTTGCTTCAGTCAGAAAGGAAGCAGCCGCTCGACTTGGTGCTAGGGATGCTTTTGACGCTGGCCGTAAAGCGTTTGGCCGGGATGTGGATGAGCTGCAGTTTGAATTTGAAGCCCTCAATCCAGAAGCTAAACAAGCATTTAAGGCTGGTGTGTTGGCAGCCTGGAAGAACAAGGTCAGACGCAGCCCAACAGCTGTTGCACGCGGAGCTGAAGTAACACGCCAAGAGGGTGCTGTACTGAAGACGGTGCTTGGTGAGAACTTTGAGACCATGCTGCAAAAAGAGCTGGAGATCGCTGGTGAATCAGCAGAAGCGGTAAACCGCATTCTTTATGGATCAATGACTGCACCACAAGCTGCTGCAGAAAAAGCCATTGGTTCTGGTCAAATAGGTATGGCGGAAGTTGTCGGGGCGTATAGTTTAGATCCTTTGGCAATGGCGGCTATTGTTGGCAAGTTGGTTCAAAAGAATGCACCAGGGCTTAAGCCAAATGACTACCAGAGAATCACAGAAGTATTGTTGAGCGATAATCCTGATTTTGTTGCTAGAATGCTAAATGACCAAGTCAGCCTGGGTGATGCCTCTCGCGTGATCGAGGGAGCATTGGCAACTGGTGCAGAAGCATCAAGACGGGCTGCCACAGTAACCGGCTCCGGAAGAGCTTCACAGGCTGTGAGTCCTGGAATGCAGGGCATCCTAGATATGGCTACACAAGGAATCGCTCCATGATCGATATTGAAGAAATGGTAGAAGACGCATTGGAAGGCGAAATGGAAGAGCAGACTGAAGATCAGGCATCTCCATTCCAACCAATGGATGAAAGCGAGATTGAAAGCATTGCTCGCGATGCCGTTTCTGATGCCATCGATTTTGTTGAGTCAGAGATCGCTGAAGATCGTATCCAGGCACAACGCTACTATGAAGGCGAAGTGGACCTGGAAGCAGAAGAGGGGCGCAGCCGGGTAGTATCTACCAAGGTCCGCGATACCATTCGCCAGATCAAGCCAAGCCTGATGCGCGTGTTCCTGTCTAATGAACAATACGTTCAGTTCACTCCATCGAACCCACAGGAAGTGACAGCTGCTGAAACGGCAACAAAGTATATCCACTCGCAGTTCACAGAGAAAAACGGGTTCCGCGTATTGTCGGACGTTTTCCACGATTCTTTGCTCAAGAAGGCAGGCATCGTAAAAGTGTACTGGGACACCAGTAGAGAGTCCAAGATACATGAATACTCCAACCTGACAGAAGAAGAGTTTATGGTCCTGGCACAAGACCAGGATGTGGACGTAATCGAGCACTCAGTCACATATGAAGTGCAGATGGACCCTAATGGCATGCAGACCCAAGTTGCTGCGCATGATGCCAAGATCGCCCACTACACAACAACAGGTGAGCTGCGCGTTGACTCTGTACCGCCAGAAGAGTTTTTTGTCGATCGCAATGCAAAGTCTATCGATGAGTTCTACGTCTGCGGACATCGCACAGAAATGCGTGCCGGTGACTTGATCGCAATGGGCTATGACCCAGAGATCGTCACCTCACTGTCTGGCATCTCAGACCACGACACAATGGCGGAAGCTGAAGATTTCGAGCGTAGAGGCTATGACCAGGAAGAGGATGAAGATATCCGCGATCCTTCCATGCGCCTTGTTGCTGTTACCGAATGTTACATGCGGATGGACATCGAAGGCGTGGGTGTGCCAGAGATGTACAAGATTACGATGGGCGGTGGCCAGTACCAGCTGCTAGATTATGAGCCATGCAACCACGTTCCATTTGCCGTCTTTGAGTCAGATCCAGAGCCGCATACGTTCTTTGGTAAGTCTATCGCAGACCTGATCATGGAAGACCAGGACGCATCGACATCAATCCTGCGTGGAATCCTGGACAACATTGCAATGGTCAATAACCCGCGCCTCTCTATGGTAGAGGGCCAGGTTAATATCGATGATCTATTGAACAACGAGATTGGCGGCATTGTCCGCATGAAGAACACTGGAGCGGTACAAGAGCTCACGGTTCCATTCGCAGCCGGTCAGACACTGGGAGCGATGCAGTATTATGATCAGCTGATCGAGTCAAAGACAGGTATCAGCCGGGCATCAACAGGCCTGGACCCTGATGCA